AGGCTATGGCCTTTAGTACTGGGGCCCGCATGCCTTACTCAGAGCGACAAGCTCATCGTTCTGAGCTGAGGGCCGATGCGGATCTGGTGGGTTATCTCCGCCAGAGAACTGCATTTCAGGCGCGAACGCCTGCTACGATGCAGTATATGGCACAGAAAGGGGTCGTCTGGATCAAAGACAATCGGCCCAACTGGTCGCAGCTCGTCGGGGCTGAACAGTTAACTCGTGCCATAGGTGTAGCCGTAACTGCCTCTGGTCCAGAAGAGGAAGTTAGGCAACACCTTAAGGGTCCAGCTAACCGAAATATACATAAGGTTAGTGCAATGGCCTCCGGCGCCCTAGGGCGCTTGGGGACGGGGCAACAACGGACCCTGCCTTCGATGAAGGCATAGGGCTGCCAGGGCATCTTACCTGCGTGGTGCAAAGGCGACATTCACCCGGTCGCGTTAGCACGTAGATCGCGGGTAGACGCCTCGGAAGCCCGAGTGTGTAGGCACAAGTGTGCGCTGACAAATCTACTTCCGTTACCCCAGTCCGACAGGGTAATGAGTCAGCGAGCGTTCCACACTTGTGCTGAAAATGAGCTAGCCGCGCTTTATTACAGACACCTAATTGCAACACCAACCATCAGCGATGATGCTTATGGGGCTTTTAGATTTGCTAGGGCGTGGTGCAGGAAGTGGATGGGGGAAGTCCTGCCGTGGTCGGCGAGTCAAGTATTGGCCACTCGGACAGGAGCATTGCTACGCCGCTATCAAGAGGCGTTCCTCTCTTTAGAAACACGACCGGTAGACGGCGACGACATGAAAGTCAAGATGTTCGTCAAAGTCGAGAAGAGTGACTATGACCAGTTTGACAAAGCGCCGCGTGCGATACAATATCGTAACACGCGGTACACAGCCGAACTAGCCCGTTACCTCATGCCGATTGATAAAATTGTTTTTAGACGGTCCCCCACGTCCCCGTTCGTTAAAGGTTTGAACTCCTTTGAGCGGGCTAAGAGGATGCGCGCTTTGGATCGGTGGAGCGACACAGTTTATCTGAGCATCGACCATTCAAAGTTCGATGCGCACGTTAGTGCGCATTGGCTAAGGGCGGAACACCAGTTCTATCTGACACTGTGTCCCGACCCGGCACTGGCAAAACTTCTTGCAGCCCAGCTTGTCAACCAGGCTAGGACGCAGAATGGCATAGTTTACACATCTGATGGAGGGCGAATGAGTGGCGAGTTTAATACCTCGCTCGGGAACAATCTCATCAACTACGCGATCATAATGACAATTTGTGAGCCGCTTGGGACTATGCTTGTCGATTTTGACTTCGTGCAGGACGGTGACGACTTCGTCATAGCCTGCAGGGAATCGAGTATCGCCAAGCTAGGAAGTATACCCGACAGATGTTTGAAACTTGGTATGACAACAAAGGTCTCTAATCCCGTGAGGCATTTGGAACAAGTCGAATTTTGCCAAAGCCAGTGTCTGGCTGTTGGGGATGTGGGCCATCGCATGGTCCGCAAGCCCTTTCGAGCCATTAGCAGGGCATGTGTGACCGTTAGGAAGTTGGCGCC